GCGTCTTTGCCATGCACGCCAGGGCGCACCCCACGCGCATTCCCGAGCGCTCCTACTTGCGGGCGGCTCTGGCGCAGCGCCGCCGCGAGATCGAGGCGGCGTTTCAGGGCACCATTACATTCGGGCACTTGTAGGCAATACCGGCGCTGACGGCGCTCGCACGCGAAACCTACCACTAAACGGGGTGACCGGGGATGGCTTGCACGCGCGAGCAGGTATTCACTGCGCTATTCGCCTTGGTCGAACCGCTGCAGGCACCGGCCAGTGCCTCAAAACCACTGCCGGCGCTGACACCCTTTCGCACCGTGTCGCGCCGCGTCACCTTGCCCGGCCAGGGCCCAGCCGCACTCGACCCGCTGATCCAGCCGGCGTTGATGATGTGGGAGCAGCCCGAGCATACCGAGGGCGGCGAGCGCGGGCTGCGCATTCGCCACTGGCCGGTGTGGTTCATCATCGCTTTCCGCAACGACAATCGCGAGCTCGCCGGCTCGACGATCCTCAACCCGCTGATTGACGCGGTTGAAACCGCACTGCAACCCGACGATGCGAACCGCAACACCGTGCGGCTACTGCAGCCGCTGGTCGGCGGCCAGACAATCGCGCTGATCGAGGCCGGAGCCATCGAAGGCCCATTGATCAAGCACAGCGGCGATACCAGCGCCGACGGCCAGGGCGGTGCAGTGATCCTCTTTGACATGGTGGTGCCCTGAAAATGACCCTCGTTGAAGCCCTCTACGCCATTGCCGACGCGCAACACGACCTCCAGTGCCTCGAAGAGGAATACGGGGACGGAAAGTCGGCCGAGACCGCCGCACGCCTTGAGAAGCTCAAGGAGCTGCTGGTCGACCCGCGCGCCGCCGCGATCTTTGCGCCGCCTTCCTAAAAGGGAAACCCCATGTCGACACTTTACATTGCCGAGATCGCCAAGCTCGGCGTCGATTCGCACGGCGCCAGTGTCGTGGCCCCCGTGATGCCGCCGATCACCGAGCAGACGCTCGCAATCGGCGTCGGCTCAGTCCCCAGCGCGGCGTTCAATGGCCACACCCGGTTTGTGCAGATCCACACCGACGCGATCTGCTCACTGGCGTTTGGACAGAGCCCGACCGCGACGACCAGCAATCAGCGGTTGGCAGCCAATGAGACCCGGTTTTACGCGGTGTACCCCGGCGACCAGGTCGCCGTCATCGCCAACACTTGAGGAGCGTGCATAGATGCCGATGATGGGATCACGCGGCGAAAGCCCGCCGTCGCTCGCTGCGCTCTCGCTGCTCGGCGAGCTCGTGGCTTTGCTCAAGCAGGGCGTCGACGGCACGCTCGGCCAGCGGCTCGAGGAATTGAAGACCGCAGAGGAGCACCACGCCGCTGCGCAGGCGCGACTGGCGGAAGCCGACCAGATGCACGCTGCCCGCGCCGAGGAGCTCGACCAGCGGATCCGCGCCGCCAGCGAGCACGAGGCCGAACTCGTCCGCCGCGAGACCGCCTGCCGCGAAGGTGTCGAGAAGACCGGCCAGATGCAGGCGACTTTCGACAGGCAATCGGCTGAGCTGGCGGTGCGCGAAGGGCTGCTGGCCCGGAAGGTCGAGGAGCACGCACAGGTCGCCAAAGCCTTCACCGAGGAATGTGCTGTGACCCGGGCGGCACTCGCCACCGAACAGCGCGAGCAACTCGAAGCGCTCGCCAAGGATCGTCAGCAGCTGCAAACCGACGCCGCGCTAAGCAGGGAAGCCCAGCAGGCTGATGCCGCGCGGATCATCGCCAAGGCCAAGGAAGACGCCGGGCGCGTGCACACCGAGCTGACGGCGCGCGAGGCGGTGATCACCGCCCGCGAGACCGCTTTCAAACAGCGCACCGCCGAGTTGCGGGCGGCGCTGCCCGAATAGCCATGGGCTGCCCGTGTCGCGAGGTCCGCAACCAGATCGCGCGGCTGCCCGGCGGCAAGTTCCTTCTCGGGCTACTGCCCGACCTCCCCGCAGACAAAGGTCCTCACATGAAAATGGTCGCCCCCGTCCCCGGCCAGAGCATTCAAACCAGCTCGGGGAACCACTACCGCGCCGACGAGAGCCGCGTGATCCACGACGTCAATCCGGATGACGTCTCGGAATTGCGCCGCGTCGGCTGCGTCGACCTCGCCGAGGCGATCGCCCAGCGCGACGCCGAGCCCGCACCAGCGCCCGAGCCGGGACCAATGCCGCAGGGCCAGGCCGCAGCGGACGCCGAGGTGACGGACGACGAAATAGCCTCACCGGCCGCAACCACCGATGAGCCGCACGAGTGATTGATCCTCTCGAGCCCCCCACCGCCAGGGTAGCTCCGACCGCGCAACGCTTTTTCGACGTCGGCAAGGCCGCCCAGGACACGGGCGACGTCGGCGCCGCCGAGCATCACTTCGCCCAGGCGCTGCGGCTCGATCCCAACCACGGCGACTCACTGACCATGCTGTCCGGCATCGTCGCCGGTCGGCGGCACTACCGGGCGGCCCTGGCGCTCGCCCAGCGCGCCGCGAACCTCGACGAAGAAAACCCGGCCTATCTCGCCAACCTGGGAACGACGCTCTTCCGCATGGAGCAATACGACGCCGCCTTCGGGTTGCTGTGGCGGGCCAAGCAAATCGCCGAGGAGCGCATCGCCCGCAACGCCGCCCGAGTCGTCGCCGGCGAGCAGGTCGACCCCAACGACGTGATTGACCCGCGCGGGCTGGCTGGGATCTGGCACAATTTGGGCCTCGCCCGCCTTGGTCTACGCGATCCGACGGGTGCGGTCGGGTGCTTCTTCGAGGGCCGCAAGCATGCCCCGGAGGAGGACCGCATCAAGCGCGACCTCGGGCTGGCGTTGCTGGCCACCGGGCGCATGGGCGAAGGGCTGCTCGCCCACGAGGCGCGGTGGGCCGACCTCTTCCACTACCCTATCTGGGATAGTGGGATCCCGCGCTGGACCGGCCAGCCGCTCGAGGGCAAGACGATCATCGTCCACCACGAGCAAGGCTTTGGCGACACCATCCAGTTCATGCGCTTTCTGCCGTGGCTGCGCGATCGCGGGGCCCACGTCGTCGCCGCCGTCACGCAAGCGATGATGCGGCTGACCGTCTTCTCGGGACTAGCCGACGAGGTCATCGACATCACCGGCCCACTGCCCCCGGCCGATTACCACTCGCCGATGCTATCGGTGCCGGCCTTCCTCGATCTGACCCTCGAGACGATCCCGGGCGACCCGTACCTGAAGGCGCCCGAGGTGCCGGGCTTGCCGATCTACCGCCCGCCGGGCGTGCGCCTGGTCGTCGGCGTCGTGTGGGCCGGATCACCCGGCTACGAGCCCGACCTGAAACGCAGCATGCCGTTTGAGGAGATCCTCGGGCTGGCCGACATTCCGCAGGTGACGCTGGTCTCGTTGCAGAAGGGCGAGCGGGTCGGCGACATTGCACGCCACGGTGCCTCTGCCCTGGTCCCCGACCTGTCGGGCTACCTGGGCGACTTCGCCGACACCGCGGCCGCGATGATGCAGGTCGATGTCGTGGTCTCGGTCGACACTGCACCCTTGCACCTGGCCGGCGCACTCGGCCGCCCGTGCATCGCTCTCTTGCCCTACCGCCGGTGCTGGCGCTGGCTCGTCGATCGCACCGACACGCCGTGGTATCCGACCATGCAGCTGGTCACTCAGGAAGCCCCAAACGACTGGTCATCGGTGATCGGCGCCGTGCGCGAAATGCTATTGCAAGCAGAGATCGAGGAGAGCCAGACGGTCGTCTCCTCGTACACGATCGAGGCCGCGGCCGCCGCTTGATCGGCGGCACGCTCTTCAGCGGGATCGGCGCGCCCGAACTCGCTGCACCCGAAATCGACTGGCGCTGGTGTGCCGAAATCGACTCGTTTTCGTGCGCCGTGCTGGCTGAACGCTTTCCCAAAACCCGCAATCTCGGCGACGTGACGAGGATTGATCCGGATGCAATCGAGCCGGTCAACATCGTCGTCTTTGGCTCGCCGTGCCAGTCGTTCAGCGTCGCCGGCAACCGGCTCGGCTGTGCCGACGCGCGCGGGCAATTGGCCGCGGTCGGCTTCAGCCTGGTTGGCCGCCTTCGCCCGCGCTGGGTGGTCTTCGAGAACGTGCCCGGACTTCTGTCGTCTAACGGCGGGCGCGACTTTGGTGCCCTCCTCGGGACGCTGGCAAAACTCGGGTATGGGTTCGCCTACCGAATTCTGGACGCTCAACACACCGGAGTTCCACAGCAGCGCCGTCGCGTCTTCGTTGTCGGATATCTTGGAGGCTGGCGACCTGCCGCCGCGGTTCTTTTTGAGCGCGACGGCGTGTGCTCGGATCATCGAGCGCGCGCACCAACGGGGCCGGAAACTGCCTTCACCTTTGAGAGCCGCTTTGCGCGCAACGGTCGTGGCGCGCCGGCCGCGATAGTTCCGCCGTTAAAGGCGCACTCGGGCCAGACCGGCCGGGGCGACGCCGCACCATTGGTTATCGACCCTGAACCACGCCGCCTGACACCGCGCGAATGGGAACGGCTGCAAGGCCTGCCCGACGACTGGACCGCGGTCAGCCACGGCGGCAAGCCGGCCGGCGATGGCCCGCGCTACACGGCGATCGGCAACAGCATGGCCGTGCCGCTAGTCCGCTGGCTGCTGCTGCGCGTGCTCGCGTGGTGACCCGCTCTTCGCCTTCGACACGATCGAGGTTGCCGATGCCGTTTCTAGCCCGTGATCTCGAGGATATGAGAAGAGGCTGGCAGAAGGTTGCCAACAACTATCGCATGACACTCTACGTCTTCGAGTATCACGGCCAATACACGGCGGTGAACCAAGAAGGCAGTGGCGTCGGCAGGCTGGTCGAGACGATCAAACCCGCTGCCGCCGACTGATTTTAATACCCCGTTCATTTAACGAGAGGCGGCCGCTGCGCCGCCTTTTTGCTGCCTGGGCTCCCGCCAGATCCCCACGCCCTTGGGCAAGGCGCACCCGCCGCCACGCGCGGCCCATTCCTCTCAAGGGAGCCAACAATGGTCGCCTACAATTTTGGCGTCGGTAACTGGTTTTGCAAAAGAACCGACGTCCTCTTCACGCAGCCCGTTCTTCTCGGCGTTCTGCAGGATCTCGAACTCGACATCGAGCGCACGAACAAAGAGTTGATCGGCCAATACGCGCTGCCGGTCGACGTCGCCCAGGCGCAGATGAAGATCGTCGGCAAGGGCAAGTATGCCTCGGTGTCGGTCAACAACCTCAACAACACGATCCTCGGCCAGACGCTGACCACCAGCGCCGGGTTCCAGATCGCCGCCCCGGAGGCGGTGACCCCGGCGGCGACGACCTTTACGGTCTCGCACGGTGCCACATTCTCCGAAGACCTCGGGGTGCGCTACCACGCAACCAACACGCAGCTGACCCCGGTTTCGAGCGGGGCGTCGACCGGCACATACATCCCGCCCGCGTCGGGTGTGGGCACCTATACGATCTCGGCTGGCGACACCAGCGTGGCGCTCGACGTCTACTACAGCTACTCGGTGACGACGCTGAGCCAGATCACCGCGGCCAACCAGCTGATGGGCGCCGGCACCACGTTCGAATTGGTCGGATCGAACACTTACAACGTCTGCGGCACGAACAAGGTCATCTCGATCAAGCTCAATGCCTGCAAGGCGTCAAAGACCGGGATGCCGTTCAAGAACATCGACTATTTGATGTTCGACCTCGAATTCACGGCGTTCGCCGACTGCGCCAATAATTGGGGCACCATCGCGATGTCCGAATAGGCCGGACCGGGAACGAGCGTCTGGGCCTACACGGACGCTCGGCACTGGTCTGACCAGGTGCTCGCTGCGGCAATTTTCAGCCGCAGCGGGCACCGTCTCTTTCGACAATTTGACCGGGGCGGCGCGCAATGGCTCTGTGCGAACATTGTGAGGCCGAGATCGCGCGGCCCGGCGAAAAGCTGCCCGCGCCGTGGTTTGACCACGACCAGAGGACCATCGGCTCCGAGCACGTCGAGCCAAAGATCTGGGAGGTCATGCAGATCCTCTGGAAACGCCGCGGCCACTACACGACCCGCGACTCGTTTATGGCGCTGCTCTACAACGCCCAGCCAGACAATCCGCCTCACCAGAAGATCATCGACGTCTATATCTCCAAATTGCGCCGGGTGCTGACCGCCACACCCTATGCCATCTCCAGCGTCTATGCCGGCGGCTACCAGCTGATTGATCGCGCACGCGTCGAGGTCGGATCATCCCCGCTCGAGATCGGCGAGGTCGAAAGCGGCGTGCCCGTGCCGCCGAGCAAGATCAGGACGCTGCCAAAGGACAGATACGGGTTCGCCGAGCTCAAGGTCGGCGACAGCCGGCGCATCTACAATGTCACGGTAAACGTGCTCAAGTCGGCGTGTCTGACCGCCAAGAAGAGAGGGCTCGGCGAGTTCTACGGCGGGTTTGACAATGACGGCCAGATGCGGGTGTGGCGACTGGAGCCGACCCCGTCCGCGACCGAGCGGCAGACTGCCGCCCGCCTCGACAGCCCGATACGCAGCCCCCGCCTCGTCGAGAAGCCAGACTAACCAATCCCCGCCAGGAGAACCCTATGCCCGACGACACGGCGAGCATCCTCGTCGAACTCGCTGCCTTGCGCACGACGCAAGCGGCACCCGCCGCCGCACCGATCGAACCAAACCAGTTGGCGCTCGACGGCAATAACCCGGTGATCACGCTCGCCGGCAAGGATTGGCCGATCCCGCTCTTGGCACCGCGGCAGAACCGGCACGTCGTGCCGGCGGTCTCCAAGGTCACCCGGCGCATGGTGGCGCTGGCCACGGCCAAGATCGCCGAAGTCGACGAGCCGCTCCGCGAGGCCTTGCTCGCCAGCTGCGACCCCGAACTCATCGCCCGCGTCGGCGCCGAGGCTGCGGTGCGCCGGCGGATTTGGGAGGTCACCGACTTCGCCAAGGAATTGGCTGATCAGGCCGATCCCGAGTTCTTCGAGTTGATCGAGAGTGCGGTCTATTGGGCGGTGACCCGGGCCCACCCGAATTTGACGCGCGCCGAATTTGACGACATGCCGATCGGCACGCTCGAATTGATCGATGCGGTTGGCGTCATCGCCCAGCAGACCGGCATGATGCGGAAGGTCGATCCGAGTGTCGCCCCTTTAGCAGCGGGGGAGACGAACTCGACCTCCCCGACTGGAACGCCATCATAGCCAAACTCATCAACCGCCTGCCCGGCACCCGCTGGGAGTGGTGGGAGGATGATCTGACGATGGAGCGCCTGGAGGCGCTCTACGACGAGTGGAAAGAAGAGCCGCCGATCGCCCCTTGGGTGCTCGGCTATCTCGGCTTCAAGCCGCCCGGCCGCTCCCAGGCGGTCAATGCCGCCGAGATTTTCACCCTGTTCCCGACCGGCGTGATCTCGATTGAAGGTCTCGCACCGGCCATGCCCGCAATCCACTGACGGAGGTCGACCATGCCCGATGGCTCTTCGATCAATGTCAAAATCACCGCTGAGGCCACTGGCTTTACCGGCGGCGTCAATCAATCGGCCGACGCGACAAAGAAATTACAGACGGAACTCGCATCGCTCGAGGCGCAACTGCGCAGGACCTCGGCCGATGTCGACAAGGTAACCCAGGGGTTTGGCGCGCAGGCCAAAGCCGCGGCCGAGGCAGCGGCCGGCGTCACTGCGCTGCAGGCTGAAGTTGCCGCACGGCAACAGGCGATCGCCGGGATCAACGCCGAGATCGTGGCGCGCAAATCCTTGGCGGCGGCCGCCATGGCCAATGCCAAGGCCGACATGGAGGCAATGGCGGGCTCTCGGTACTATTCCGAGATCCCCGCCCAACTCGAAGAGATCGCGGAAGCCCACAAGAAAGTGCAGTTTGCGTCATCGGCGGCGACCCGTGAATTTATCGTGATGGGTCACGAGGCGATGCAAGGGCGCTTCTCGCGCATCGCCGGCTCGATGGTCGTGCTGCTCGAATACAGCAACGCGCTGCACCTGATCCTGGGAAAGCTGAGCGGCGTGTGGGGCGTCGTCGGGGCGGCCGGGGTCGGCGCGCTGGCGACGATCGGCTATGCCGCTTATCAGGCGGTCGAAGGCATCCTGGCGCTGCGCGACGAGACCAATCGCCTGGTCCAGGGCGGGGCCTCGTTTGAAGCGGCGGGACAACAGGCCAAAAGTCTCGGTCAGCTACTGCAGAGCACCTATCACGAGTCCAGCAGCGCGGTAAAAGGCATCGTCGACGAGCTGCGCCAACTGCCGTCCGCGGCGCTGGGCTCGCAGGAATCCATCGCCAAAATCGGCGAGGCGATGGCGGGCTTCAGGAGCAGCAGCAGCGCCGAAGGTGTCAAAGAGGTCGTCGCTGCATTCAAAACCCCTTCGGGGGCGGTCAAATGGGGCGAGGAGATCCTCGATCTCAACGGCGTGCTGGCAGAGAACGGCCAGCTGCTGAAAGACTACGTCAAGAGCCTCGAAGACGCGGGGCAGGTCCCCAAGGCGTTTGAGGCGGCGACCCAGGCCATCCTCAAAGGGGTGGCCGCCCAAGGCGAAGCGCGGCAAAAGGCTCAAAACGCGTGGAAGGAATACGCCTACGCGACCGCGGAGGGCGGCGGCGGCTTTATCGAGCCGCCAGCCGAAGCCAAAGACATCCGCAAAAAGCTCGGCCAGTTCGCCGACAAGCAAGAGCGCTCGACGCAAGAGCCCAACATCACTGCCGGGGTCACGACCGCATCGGAATTGACCAAAGAGGAGCAGAAGCGCGAAACGCTCGGGCTGCAGCTTAACACGCTGAAAACCGCACAGCTCGCGCTCGAAGGCCAGATCGAAGGCGCACAGCTGGCCGGCGCCAATGCCGCCGCTGCGCAGTTGCAGGTACAGCTGGCACTCGTCAAGGCGGCGCAGCGGAAGGTCGAGCTCGAAGCCGAAAAGACGCACGGCGCCGGCGAGGCCGAAGACCACGCCACGACCATGGCGCGGCTGCAGGGCGAGCTCGATGCGCAGCGCAACAATGCGCAGGCCGTCATCGAGATCCGCCGCAAAATGGCCGACGAAATCGTGCGCTACGAGACCGAGGCGCTCGCCAAGGTTCTGGCGCTCGACATTGCCAAGCGCGACCAGATCAGCCCGGCCGAGGCATTGCCGCGAGCGCGCGAAGAAGCCGCCCCGCTGGCGCGCAACACGCCGGCGGCACTGGCCGCCGAGAACCAATACCAGTCGGCGGTCCGCGCCTTGCGCGAACAGGAGTTCAAGACCTGGACCGACCAGATGCGCGAGGCCGAGGCGCAAGCCGGCCGATCAGGCGCGCAACGCATCGCGATCGAGGAAGAGGTCAATCGGGCGATCCATGCGGCGGCCGCAGAGGCTGAGCCGCGGGCCAATGCCGCCGCGGTCGAAGCCGCCGATCGGCATCTCGCCGAAGTCAAAAAGCAGGCCCAAGACGAGGCCCTGCAGGCGACATTGCGCACCCTCGACCAGGAGGAGCGCGCCCACCAGCACAATGCCGAGCGGATCATCGCAATCGAGAAGAAGAAGCTCGACGCGGTCCGCAACCTCGAAATCGAGCGCCTGACGCAACAAGGCCGCAGCCCCGAAGAAGCGGGAAAGCTGGCCGACGACACGCCGCAGGTCATCGAGCGCATCAATGCCGTCGCCGACGCCCAACGCAAGGCCGCCGAAGAGCGCCTGCAGATCACCATCGCGACCGAGCGCGCACTCGCCGACCAGACCGAGTCCGGCTCGGCCGAGCGGCTGGCGACCGAGCGCAAGATCCTCGAGCAGATCGAGGAAGCGCACCAAAAGGACCTGGTGGGCGAGCAGGCGGTCCAGGCGCAGAAGGAACGCGTCGCCTCGGCGGAACGCTCTCACATGACCGAGGTCGTGCGGCTGATCGACGCCGAAAAAACCGCGCGTCTGAAAGCCATCGAAGACGAGATCACCAATGCGCGGCACAACGAAGCCGAGATCGAGCGGCTGTTGCGCGAGCGCATCGCGCTGATCGACGAGATCATTGCCAAGGAGAATGCGGCCCGCGAAGCGGCCGGTGTGCGGCTCTCGCCCGAAGCGCAGAAGATCGAGGACCTGAAGGGCAAGGGCGAGCACGACGACGCGCAAAAGCGGCTCGACCAGCAACAGCAGAATTACGCCGACAAGCAGACCCGAGAGGCGATCAAGCAGCTCGAGACGCAGCGGCATGTCCTCGACCAGCAGGAGCAGGCCCAATTGCGCGCGGTCGAGCGCCGGCACCAGGCGGGCGACATCACCGCGCAGGCCGCCGGCGAAGCCGAAGCCCGGATCGTCGAAGACCATGCGCAGAAGACCGCACAGATCCTCCAGCAAGAGGCCGACAAAGCCAAAGGCATCGAGGAGCTGGAAAACCAGATCGCCGATCGGGCGCTCGAGGTCGCCGAGAAAGAAGCCGACAAAGAGCGCGAGATCTGGGAAAAGGCCAACGAGGAGCGCGTCAAAGCCTCCAAAGCCGCCGACAAGGAAGTCGCCGACGGTCTCGCCGACGCGATCACGGGTGTGGTCCAGGGCAAGGAGACCATCGGTCAGGCGATCCAGAAGTTCGTCGAGCAGCAGGAAAAGAAGATCCTGCAGAAGACCCTCGAAAAGCTCCTCGAGGGCACCGGCATCGGCGATTTCCTGGGGCTCGGCGAAAAGGGCAGCAACGACGCGCAAGTGGCGCTGCGCCTGGCGACCGCCGACAACACGCGGTCGACCGGCGCCAACACCACGGCACTGCAGCAGCTCGCGGACTCGCTGCGCGCGGGTGCCGGCGGCGGCGGAGGTGCTGGTGGGACTGGCGGCGGGACTGGCGGCAGACCAGGCCCCGGCAAAGGCGGTGGCGGCGGCGGCGGTGGCAACGCGGGGGCACCGGCGACCGGTCCTTATGCCGATACGATCAACGCCGCGGCCGCGCAATACGGGGTCCCGCCGCAGATCCTGTCAAATCTGATCGGCGCCGAGTCGAGCTTTAATCCAAACGAGGTGACCGGCAATCACCGCGGGCTCGGGCAATTCAGCCCAGAGACCGCCAAGGAATACCACGTCGACGTCAATGACGCGGCGAGCTCGATCGAAGGTGCCGCGCATTACCTGAGCGACCTCCACGCCAGGATGGGCTCGTGGGTCGACGCGCTCGGCGCCTATTCGGGACAGGGATCGGCACTGGCGACCTATGCCGGTCAGAAGAACGAGTATGGCCCGGCACTGGTCGCCTTGGCCAAAGCCGCCGATGCCGGCAAGCTCGACGTCAAGGGGTCGGCCAATTACGCGAATACGGGCAACTTTGGCAATCCGAACTCACCTGGCTGGGCCGAAGCCAACCTAGTTACGATCAGCTCTCCGTCTGGCGCCAATTTTCAGGTCAACAAACAGTCGGCGGCTGCCTTTCAGGGGTTCATCGACGAACTAGAACATTCGGGTTACCCGATCAAAGGCGGCGAGAGCAGCGGCTACAATCTGCGGAATATCCGCGGCGGCACCGAGCTCAGCCAGCACGCCTTTGGCAACGCCATCGACGTCAATTCCGACGAGAACCCGATGGGGACCGGTCCGCTCCGGACCGACCTGCCGGCGAACATCTCGGAGATGGCGGCCAGGCACGGGTTGAGCTGGGGCGGCGACTGGCACGACCGCAAAGACCCAATGCACTTTGAGTGGGCTGGCCCAGGCGCGACGGCCCAAGCGAGCACCGGGACCACGCCGGTCGTGACCGCGACCACACAGAACAGCGACGCCACCAAGGACAACACGCAGGCGGTTGAAAAGAACACCGCGGCCAAAGACAAAAAGGCCGAGCCCGAGGTCCAGGGCCCGCCCGAACCCATCGGCCCGCCGGCACCGCCGGCAACCCAACTCGCCGGCGGCGGCGCTGACATCCCGGAGTTTGACGACGGCGGCCCGGTCGACGGTGACGGTCTGGCGATGCTGCACGATGGCGAGTTCGTCATCCCGGCCGACCAGGTCGAGATGGGTCTCGACGGCACCCCGATCATCCGCAACAGCGAGACCCTGCCAAACAGCACCCGTCCGCGCTACGACCGCTACGGCGGCGACAACTCGGTCGACGACCCGGTGGCCAACTCGATCGGCTTCCTCGATGAGCATGGACTGCGCCGCGGATCGGGCGGCGGTCTGCCGGGCGGCGGCGGCGGCAACTTCTTCCAGGGGGCCGACTTGCTGGCCGGCGCGCCGGGCGGTGCGCTCAAAACCCTGATGAGCCGTTTGCGGGGCAGTGGCGGCGGCGATGATCCTGGCGCGCAACTCGGCAGCATGCTCGGCATTCCGCACCTCGCCGGCGGCGGGACGATTTCGCAGACCGGGCTGGCGGTCGTGCACCAAGGCGAGACGGTGATCCCCGAGCAGACGACCACGTCCTCGCTCGGCTTTATCAAGCCGACGATCCAGCCGGCCCAGGCAAAGGAAAACATCAAAAAGATGATGGAGCTGCTCGGGCTCTTGATGGGCCTGCAGAAGCTCATGGGGGCCTTTGGCGGCGGCGACAAGGAGGGCGGCGGCGGCGGCGGCGGCGGCGGTCTCGGCGGTATCTTTGGCAAGCTCTTTGGCGGAGGCGGCGGCGGTGGCGGCGGCAACACGCCGTTTCTGACCCCTGGCACCGACACGCCGCTCCCCGGTGGCGGCGGCGGTGGGGCGAGCTGGAATTTCTTTGGCGGCGGCGGCGGGGCCGGCGGCAACGGCGTGCAAGGCATGACCGCGGCGGCCAATCAAGCCACACCCGCACTCACCCAGATGACGGGCAGCACGAACAACGCCTCGAGCGGGCTTTCCGGCTTTAGCGGGATGCTCGGCAAAGCTGGCGGGCTGCTCGGCAGTCTCGGCGGCGGCGGTGGCGGCGGCGGCGGGATGGGCGGGTTTGGCCAGATCTTCGGAATGCTGGGCGGGCTCTTCGGTCTCGAAAAGGGCGGTGTGATCCCCTCGGCGGCCGGCGGCATGATGGTCGGCGCCGGCGGTGCGGTCGGCGACGGCAAGGGCGGGCGGCTGATCATCGCCCACCCGCAGGAAATGGTCCTGCCGGCGCGCGAGGCCCGCGGCCTCTCAAACCTCTTGGCTCAGGGCGAAGCGCCGGGCAGCGGCGGGATCGGCAAGATCCTAAGCATGCGGATGATGACCGGGATGCCGCACTTTGCGTCCGGTGCCTGGGAAGTCGATCACGACATGATGGGCATGCTGCACCAAGGCGAGCAGGTCATCCCGAGCTCCTACGCGCAGGGTCTGCGCGAGGCGGCCGCGGGCGGCCCGGGCAACGCTGGGCCGTCGATCAGCTACGGCGACACGCATGTGCATCTCTCGTCGATCGACAGCCGCAGCGGCGCGCAGTTTCTGATGAACCACTCGGACGCGATCGCGAAATCGTTCTTCAAGGCGCACCGCAATAACAGCCGCCACACGCCGGGCGGCTGACGCCAAGGCCGAAGTGTTCCACGTGGAACAAGCCTAAGCACCGTCGCGCCAGATCTCGAACCATGCGTCGCGACCGACGCTCGAAATCCTGAATTTGTAGCCGCTTGGCAATGGCGGGGTGAATTCCACCATCGCCGCGCCGTCATCGCTCCACCAAGAGCGCGCTTTGCCGACCAGGCGCTCGTCTTCGTAAACCGGAAACTCGCTTTCGGAGGGCCGCGCCATTTCACAGCGAACCTATCCGGTCTTTCGCGGCCTCGCCTACACCGTGACCAAGACCCCCAATTGGGCGACCCGGATGCAGCGCTCGATCTCGGGCCGCACCTTGCGCACCAGCGACTACGTCAACCCGATCTGGACCTTCAAATTAACCTACGCGGTGCTGCACGACTTCGCGTGGTGCAATTACCAAAGCCCGACCGAGCTGCGCACGATGATGGATTTCTTCAACACATCGGCCGGCGCGTTCGACGCCTTTCTGCTCGACGACCCGAGCGACGATCACATCGCCGGCCAGATTATCGGGGTCGGCGATGACACGACGATGGTCTATCAGCTGGTGCGCGAGCTGGTGCCGGGCGGCTTTGTCGAGTCGATCATCGCGCCCAATGTGATCAGCGCGGTCTACCTCAACGGCACGCCGACGATCGGCACCTATACGGTCGACCCGCTGACCGGGCTCCTGACCTTCACTAGCCCGCCCGGCATGGGTGTCGTGGTCACGGTCGACTACAGCTATTACTTCCGCGTCTGGATGCCGGACGCGCTCGACTTCGAGGAGTTCGCCAACGGGTTCTGGCAACTCAAGACGGTCAAGCTGACCTCGGTGGTGCTGTGAGACCGGTGCGACCCGCACTGGCCGCGCTGCTGGCGTCGTGGGGTCCCGACGTCAACGTCAAGATGGCCGACCTCTACACCTTCACGCTGCAGGGCGGCGAGACGCTGCGCTACACAAGCTACCAGCGCGAGCTCGACGCCGGCGCGCCGAACACCGACGGGCCGTTCTTCGCCTTCAAGCTCGGGCCGCCGCTCGAGCGCACCAAGATCGTCGAGAAGATCGGCACCGAAGTCAGCCACATCGACATCACGATCTACGCCGGCCCCGATGACGTGCTCGGGCTGGGCGGCGATCTGACCTGGCAGGAAGCACTCTCGGTCGGGCTCTTCGACGGGGCCTGGTGCCGGGTGTGGCGGGCCTACATCACCCCGCCGGCGACCGTCGTCGGCACGATCAGCCGGTTTTTTGGCCGGGTCGGCGATGTCGAGATCGGCCGCACCAAGACCAAGATCACGGTCAACGGCCTGACCGATCTCTTAACCGTGCAGATGCCGCGCCGGCTCTTTCAGGCGGCGTGCACGCACATCTTTGGCGAGCCGGGCGAGCCGCCCGACTATGTCAACCAAGGGCAGTGCGGCTATGACCGGGTCAACGGCCTCAACGCCTTGCGGGTGGCGACCGGGATTGGTGCCGCGACGATCACCGCCGATGTCGGCTCCGACCAAAACACGATCTACGCCAGCATCGTGCCGTCGCCCACGACGGCCTACGACAACGGCTCGCTGGTCGGGCTGACCGGCGCCAACACCGGCTACACCCGCAACATCGGCAAGCTCGACAGCACGACCACACCCTCCGGCATCTTCTTCCTCAAGCCGTGGATCTTCCCGGTCGTCGTCGGCGTCGACACGTTTCAATTATTGCCGGGCTGCGACCACACGCTGACGAACTGCATGCTGCTGCAGAACGAGAAGCGCTTTGGCGGGTTCCCCGACATCCCGCCGCCCGAGTCAGCGATCTGAAGTCAATTGTAATTCCATTTTAATTCCATTGTTCCCCGGCGCGCCGCCAGTGCCGCAACCCCCAACGTGAGGCACTCGAATGGTTGCAATGCTGGCACCGCCAGGCGTTAGCCCTGGCGCAACTTTCAAGGTGCTCTCGGGCGCCACCTATACCGTCGACGCAAACCTCTTTGTCGCGGTCACCAGCCAAGTCGACGCGGTCAACCTGCAGAACATGGGGTTCTATCAGGTCCCGTTTGGCCGGCTCAATCTGACCGCGACGACTGACCCCGGCACCGGCAACGACACCAGCCAGGATTACGCGGCCGGCTCGATGTGGATCAACGTCACCCTCGGGCGCGTGTGGATCGCGCAGTCGGTGTCGCTCGGTGCGGCGGTCTGGCTGCTCAGCTCGCTCGGCACCACCCCGGGCACCGTGACGTTGTCCAACCTGATCCTGACGGCGCTGTTGACCCGCTCGAGCGCCACCGGGATCACCGCCTTTAGCGGCGGCGGGCAGGCGAGTGCGACGCAGCTCACCACTGAATTCAGCAACATCACGACCGCGACCGCGTCGAGCACACCCTACGACTCGGTCAAGCCCAGCGCCGTGATGGCGGCCGGGCAAAAGCGTCTGATCGCCAACAATGCCGCCAACCCGGTGCAGTTCTTTGGCTTTAGCACCGACACGGTCAACGGCTTTGCCAGCGGCACCGGTGTGACCCTGCCGGCCGGCTTTATCGGCGAAGTGGTCTGCCCGGTCGCCGGCGCATTGCAGATCAGAGGGCTGCCGAACTTTACGACCAACGCCGTCTATAACACCAACACCGCGACCGCGGGCACGACCTTGACCGGGGCCAACCTCACCGGCGGGATCAACGAGGTCACCCTCAACCTGACCGGCACGCTCGGCGGCGACGCCAACGCGCAATTGCCGACCGTCGGCAACCTGGTCACGGCATTCCCCAACGCGGTCGCCGGCGAGAGCTACAAACTGCGCATCATCAATTCCAGCTCGGCGAACCACGTCTGGACGATCACCACGAACACCGGCTGGACGCCCAACGGCACGATGACGATTGCGCAGAACACGTGGCGCGATTTTTACGTGACCCTGACCACGACCTCGGCGGCCGTGCTGCAGCAGATCGGCACCGGGACCACGTCCTAGCAGCCGGGAGACGGGCTGCTGAGGCCCGCCTCCCTTCCTTCCCACAACGCTCACGAGTCCGCCGGCTTAATCGCCGATCCCGGGGCCCCCTCGCCCCGCAACCGACTGGCCGTTGGACTGGCATTTGTACCAACCCCGACAAAGTCCGACAAACTCACAGCGGGTCGACCCCGTGGTCGATCGCGGTGTCGAGCCAGCGCGCGATCGCCGGGCGCGAGGTCAGCCCGGCGATATCGGCGCGTAGCTGGTCGATCGCCGGCCCCTGCCAGACCGGATCCTCGATCCAATGCCGCAGGTAATCCCGCAGCATCGCGATGTCGTCCGACGTCAGCGGCTTGTCGGTCAGGTAAGCCTCGATCACCGGGCGCAGCCGGCCCGAGGTTTCCGACATCCAGTAGCCGGGCATCACCGTGACCTCACTTGCTGCTCCAACTCTTTGAGGATCTCGGCGGACGGCTTCTCCCGATCGGCGATCGCCTTGCGGAACGCCTCGAAGGCGTCCTCCCAGCCCTGGTGATAAGCCGCCAGCACCGCCACACGGACGGCCTGAACAACCTCGTCTGTCGCCTGGCTGTGGGCGTGCATCAGCCGCCCGGCGATGCCGTCTGAGATGGCGAGCGGGTCAATCGTCATGGGGGCATTCTTGACAGAACTCGATCCTCGCCGCCAAGCGATCCTCGCCGAAGCTGAAACCTGGCTCGGCACCCGCTTTCACTCAAACGCCCACCTGAAGGGTGCCGGGGTCGACTGCCTCGGGCTGATTTACGGCGTCTACCGCGCGGTTGGCCTGATCGGCGAAATCGTCATCCCGTTCTACAAGCCCGACCAGATGCTGCACACCGACGAGGAGACCTACCTCGCCGGGCTGGGGCGCTACGGCCACGAGATCGACGCCCCGCTGCCGGGCGACGTGGCGATCTTCAAATATGGCCGGCTCTTCTGGCACGGCGCGATCGTCACGGCCTGGCCGCGGCTGATCCACGCCTATGCCGAGCGCGGCGAGGTGTGCCGCGGCGACGGCGAGCAGGGCAAGCTCCGGCTGCACCGGCCGGTCAAATTCTTCTCGGTCTTTTGAGCGGGCGCTGCGATGAGCCTTTTCCGCACGCAAACCGCGTTCATGCAGAACAACGGGTGGCAGAACCAGTCGCTCAACGCGCTGCGCTACAACACCAGCCAAGTCGGCTCGGTCTTGCCGTTGTGCTACGGCACCGTGCGCCAACAGGTCAACTTGATCGCGCTCGGCGATTACATGGGCCCGGGCGGCGGCAAAAAGGGCAAGGGTGTGGGACCGCTGCCGCTCGGCGGCACCAACACGGTGCAATCCGGCAAGGGCGGCGGCGGCGGCAAGGGCGGCGGCAAAAAGGGCTCGAAGAAGGGCACCAACTTCTCGGTCGACGTCGCCTTTGGCATGTGCCAGGGGCCGATCACCTTTAACGACGGCAACCAGGTCTTTGCCAATTCCTCGGTCGAGGCGTTCTCGGCCGCCCAGCTCAATTTCTACGCCGGCCAAGACGGCCAGATGGGCGACCCGACGTTTGACGGGCTGGGCTCGGGGATCAATTACTCGGGCACCTGCTGGATCACCGGCACCCCGATGATCCTCGGCATGTCGCCGGCGATCCCCAACCTCGGCTTTGAGCTCAGCGCGTTCCTGTTTGACACCGGTGGCCCGTTTTTCCCGTTCGACGCCAACCCCGGCCTGGTGATCCGCGACTTTCTGACCAACATCCGCTACGGCGCCGGCTTTCCGGGCGACAATCTCGACGATCTGGCGCCGGGCGACGGCACCACCTTTGGCGACTACTGCCAGGCCGCGGGTCTCTTGGTCTCGGTCTCGCTCGACGGGCAGCAGCGCGCCGCGCAGTGGATGGATGGCCTGGTCAACATCCTCAACAGCGCGATTGTCGTCTCCGGCGAGCTCTTAAAGATCATCCCCTACGGCGACCTGCAGCTGATCGGCAACGGCGCCACCTGGAACCCCAACCTGGTGCCGGTCTACTCGCTGACCGACGACGACTTTATCCCGTGGCACCCGCACCAAGACGACACCGCCAATCCCGAGGTCGGCCAGGACGACCCGATCATCGTCACCCGCACCAATCCGGCCGACGCCTTCAATTGGTTCTCCATTGAGTACCTGGACCGGGACAACTTCTACAATTCGACGATCCTGGCGGTGTACGACCAAGGGGCGATCGACCAATACGGCTTGCGCATCGGCAACAGCCTGCCCGGCAAATGCTTTGCCAGTGCCACCTCGGCCCAGGTCGCCGCACAGCTGGTCTTGCAGCGGTCGCAGTATATCCGCAACAGCCCCTACAAGTTTCAGATCGGCTGGGACAAGGCGCTCCTCGAACCGATGGACATCGTCCTGCTCACCGGCAAGGCGGGCGACCTCTATCTTCAGCAGGAGGCGGTGCGGGTCCTCTCGATCGAAGAGAACGACAATGGCGACCTGACCGTCGAGGCCGAGAAGATCCAGCAAGGCCAGGGCGCACCGCTTCCGCCACTGGTCTACTTCGAGATCACGATCCTCCAATTGCACGGCAACGGCTACGCGCTCTCGGAGATCCGGCTGGGCTTTGGCAGCGGCGACTTTCCGCTGTGGTCCCCGACCGCCGGCCCGGGAGGCGACGAAGGGACCTTGGTGTACGGGGCGTTTTGCGGCAATGACCCGAGCAGTGTGGGCCTCTACGACGCGGCGTTTTTTGGCAGCGGCTACACCAAGTTCGGCGTCAACGAGAACGCCGGCGCCGGCATCCCGTATTACCCCAATGGCGTCCCGACCACTTACTGCTTTGCCGTCGACACGGTGAACGGAGACTTCTTCTGGAAGACCTGCGGCGGCGGGGTTTCCCCGGAATGGATCGGCGACAACACGTACAACACCAACGCCTTTCAAGAGGCCCCCTCTACCCTTAACAGCGGTGGGCAGTCGACGCTCGCCATGCCCGCCTTCGGGTATGACATCACCGGCTTTGGGACCAAGCAGCCTTTCTACATCGTCGTCTCCGGCTGCTACTGGAACCCGGGCTCGGAAAGCCACTCCGGTCTTGGCCCGCTCTATGGGTTCGGCGGCGCCGGCCCGCAAGAAGTCGTCCTCAACCTGAGCGGCCCCTTTGCCTGCGCAATGCCGGACGGGGCAGTCCCGTGGGGCGGGGGCATCACCTCGGATGCACCGGTGGTGTCGATCAGCGGGCTTAGCGCGGTGCTGGGGAGTGACCCCACGGTCCCCAATATCGCCGGCAGCCTGCGGTCGACCACCGGGCACATGCTTCGACCCACCGGAGGCCGCTGATGGCGCTCCCCCCGATTAGCCCGAGCGGTGTCTCGACGGCGTTTATCTACCCGCGGCAGACGACGACGAGGGGCACCGGCATCGGCCCGCAGATCAACGCCGATCCCGGCGACACCAACCCGCCGATCATCTTCGAGCCGCCCTTTCCGCTCAGCAACGCCGACCTCTTGCTGTGGATCATCGCCACCGGGGCGAGCCCCAATTGGGGCGGGTGCACGGTCAACGTCAGCGTCGACAACACGAGCTACACGCCGATCGGCACGATCCTCGCCGGCGGCATCCAGGGTGTCTTGACCGCGGTCTTCGCTTCGGGATCCGACCCCGACACGACGCACACGCTCTCGGTCAACCTGACCGAAAGCCTCTCGCAGTTGCTTCCCGGCACGATGCAGGACGCCGATGACTTCCTGACGCTGAGCTACTGCGACGGCGAGCTGATCTCCTTCAGTGCGGCGAGCCTGACCAGCGCCTTTCACTACGACCTGGGCACCTATATCCGCCGCGGCTGCTACGGGACGCCGATCGGCAGCCACGCGATCGGCACGATGTTCGGCCGGATCGTCGGCTCGACCTTTCAGCAGCAGTATCCGCCGAACCTCGTCGGCACCACGCTCTATTTCAAATTCCCGTCGTTCAACACTCTTGGCGGTGCCGCGCAGCAGATCGCCGACGTCGCCTTCTACACCTATACGCTGACCGGGCTCGGCCGGAAGAACGCCTACAAGTGGTTTCAGGCGTTCTCGGTGGGCGGCACGTTCGCCCAGATGACGACCGACCCGTGGGACGGCAATTACGAGATCTTCGACGTCCAAGCGCCGGTCGACCTGACCTTCCCGGCGAACTTCGCGACGAGCCCGACACCGGGCTGCGAGGTCGCCCCGGGGGCCACCGTCACCCTGCACTTCCAGACGATCCACGCCGGGACGCCAACGGCGGTCGGCACATTGACGATCAACTCGGCCGCCACGACCGGCACCTATTCGGTATCGGCGGGTTTCACGCTGCCCGCCGGCGACCGGCTGCGGTGCTACGCGATCGCCGCCGTCGACACGACGATTGCCGGGGTCTTCGGGACGATCGCCGGCACCCGATGAGCCACGGGTTTTGAGGCTCGTAACCGGCTGATCCCGACATTCGCATAGGGGCCGCTACGGGGGCGCTACAGGGCACCTTCGCCGACCCCTCCCGACACACCGCCAGCACCCGATAACACCCCTGGGCGCGCCGCGCCGCGCGCCCTGCGGGCCAACAAACGAGGTTCGCATGCGCTACCTGCTGTGGGGCCCGCTCGTCGCCTCGTTGATTGCCGCGACCGCGCTGGCTCAAAACATGAGCGGCCCGCTGTCGGGCACCGCATCGAGCGGCTCGACCGCGCGCATAGCGCCGACCGGCGGGACCACGACGAGCGCGCTCAACGACTTTGGCGCCCGCGTCCTCAACGTCGTCGACTTTGGCGGCAAATGCGATGGGGTGTCCACCGCTTCCGACGGGTCGATCACCTCCGGTCACAACACCTTCACTTCTACCGCAGTGACTTTCGCATCGGGTGATGCTGGTAAGTACATCAGTATCGCCGGCGCGGGAGCGACATCGCGCCTGCTTTCGGCTGCCGTGAGTACCCCTGGGACCGTCTACGCGCCGCAGGACACAGCGACCGACGGGACGTCAACATGGATTGTCGCGACGACTAGCGTGGCCTCAGCGACAGTACCTGGCGGGACGTCGGGCACTCTTGGCACCCCCGGCACGCAGACAGTGACAGGCACGACCGGCGGCGGCACGACCAAGTTCCAAGCCTCGGTCACGGTCAACGGCGGCGGCGCGATCAGCGCTGTCCTGTCGATCACTGTGGCCGGCAGCTACGTCCAGAACCCCACTGCTATCGCAGCCGAGCCGGTCACCGGTGCTGGCCTGGTCGGGGCCCAGCTCACTGTGGTGATGCAGGCTGCCACCGTCATCGTCAAGGCCCCAGGGTCCTATACCAATGGCTCGCTTCCCGGCACGCTGACGCAAACTTCCTCGTCCGGGTCGGGTGCCGGCCTCGTCGTCACCCCCACATTCAGCACCAATCCCCTGATCACGACTATCTCTAGCGTATCTGGGAGCACGGCAACCTTGGCGGCGAACGCGTCGACTACCGTTACCACCGCCACCGAGTGGGAATATGGCACGGACAACGGGACCGCGATCAATGCGGGCACGACGGCTCTATCAACCGCGGGAGGCACTCTGCGGTTTCCGGCCGGGACATGCTTTACCGGCTCGCCGATCGTCTACTACAGCAAGGAGACCCTGCTAGGTGACGGCCCAGAGACTTCGGTCCTGTGGGCGACGAGCGCGCTGACCGGCCCTCTGATTCAGAGCAGCGGCTTCGCGTCGTTGGTAGGCACGAACTCGGCGAACGGCACGATCGGTGTCTCGCTGATGCACATGCGGTTCAACGGCAATGCCGCGAACGCACCGAACGTGACCGACGTCATCGACCATTACGGTGCACGCCCTCTGTTTGAGGATATCCAGGTCTGGAATGCCAACCAACGGAACATCTGGAGCGAGTGGGGAACCGCGGGAGGGGTGAGCACCTCCCTCGGCAGCTCTCTCGAAGCCTCCTGGTATCGCGTTACCTCCTACCAGACCGTGGGCTACGGGACCGACAACATCTACTTCAACGGGCCGCACGACGAGCGCCTAGACCAGGTCCTCGCCATCAACGCCGGGCAGGGTGGTGGTCAGGGCATCTGGTTCGGCACGCGCTCTTCCGGCGGGATGGTCACCAATTCGCACGTCTGGGCCACGGCGGTGGGTGGACAGCCGCAGTGGAGCTGGCTCCTAGATGGCAATGCTTTTCTGGCCAACTCGACCGGGGAAGGGGCTAGCGTCGGCACGGTTAAGATGCGCTCGACGAACAACACCATAATCGGTGGATCGTATTACCGTAATCCGCAGAACTCTAATGCTCTGGTCTGTTTCCAGATCGGCGACGCGACGGCCGGCCTGATCTCAGGGCAGAATGATATCTTCACTACCGTAAAGGACTGCGAAGGCGGGGTCGTGAATTTCGATGACAACGCTGGTCGGAACACGATCAACGTTAACGGATCGATGAACGACTCGAACTCCACCTTCATGCTCGGCACACCGGCCACGACTGACGAAGTCCACGCGAAGATCTTCAACGACTCGTCCCCGCAAGGGCAGATGGAGTTTCACCCGGGTGGCATGGTCATAGGCGCTTATGGTGCGTCTGGTGTGGCCGCCGGGACGTACAATACCGCCGGCCCCAACATCGAGGGCTCCGGGACAAACGCCAAACTTACGTTTCTGTCCCCCTCGGCGTCGGGCGATGCGCAGGGGTTGGTCTTTGCCAATCCTCTCAACGCGAATGACGGCGCCATCTTCTACAACAACACCAGCTCTAGCACCCCCGCGCGATCGCTTGCCTTCTGGACCTCTGGCGCCGGCATCCGTGCGGTGCTCACCAACATAGGGAAGCTTGGCATTGGCCAGAACAACCCATCCGCGGAGCTCGTAATCGGCGCCAGCAGCTCGTCGGGTAACACCCATCTAGCCTACCATAACGGCGCTGCGACAGCGCCGTCCATCTCCTCCGGCTGCGGCAGCGGTTCGCCCTCAGTCGCCGGCACGGATAGCATGGGGCGGGTGACTGTTGGGACGGGTGGCTCCTCGGCTTGCGTAATCTCGTTTGGCGCGACTTGGACGAATGCCCCGGCCTGCCATGCTACCGATGAGACCAAGAGCACCGTATTCGCAGCGACTGCCTCCGGGTCACTCCTCACCCTGACAGGGACGGCGAGCGCAGCGGACACAATTGCTTACACCTGCACGGGGTTCGAATAACCCCCGCCGCGTCGCGCCGACCCTCCGTCACACCGTCACACCCCGATAATCCCCTGGACGCCCCGCGCCGCTAAGCGCGCGGGCCAACAAACGAGGCTCGCATGCGCTACCGTGTTTTATGGGGCGCAATCGTCGCCTCGCTGATTGCCGCGAGCGCGCTGGCTCAAAACATGAGCGGCCCGCTGTCGGGCACCGCCGCGAGCGGATCGACCGCGCGCATCGCGCCGACCGGCGGGACCACGACGAGCGCGCTCAACGACTTTGGCGCCCGCGTCCTCAGCATCGCCGACTTTGGCGCCAAGTGCGATGGTGCCACCGACGACAGTGCGGCGATCACCGCGGCCTTCCAGACCCTCGTTGCCTCGACGCCTTACGCCAGCGGCGTAGCCGGCACCGTGCGGGGCTGCCCCAACAAGGTCAGCCGGATCACGCAGACGGTCAACTTCACCGGCGCGCAGATCGGCCAGATCCGGATCCTCGACTTGGGCATCGACTGCCGGGTGGCTGGCGGCATCTGCATCGACGCGCTGGGCTCGCGGTTTCTCTTCTGGTCCAACTTCTACATGAACGGCGCCGGCGGCACGCCACCGGCCACCGGACTGCAAATCGGCCGGGTCAACAATTCGAGCATGCAGTTCTGCGACAACGACAAGTACGACCAGTTCACGATCCACGGCGATTTCAGCTTCGCGGCGATGTACGACTTCGCCTGCGAGGTCTCGAACTTCGACCACGCCAAGCTGACCAACTCGGACTCGAGCTCCAGCTCCTGGGTCCTGGTGCTCGACGGGGCCAACCACTGG